AAATTACAGATGACATTGTAAGATTGTTAGTTAGTAGTACTGCTGCTTTAGGAGCTGATACTTTTTCGGAAACTTCTATAAGTAACTTTTGAAAATCACTATAGTTTTCTATGTCTGCTTTCTTTTTCTTTTTAGGTCTAGTATAAAAAGGATATTCTTGAGATCTTAAATCTTTTTTTATTTCTTTTTTACCGTAGCCTCGTGTATCTCCTTGAGTTACATCTCCACTAAGGCCTACATCAATAATGTTTTTTTTAAGATCACTCCAAAGAGTTCTTTTATCTTCGGCCATGTTACGCCTCCGATGGTAAGACTAGGTTGACCCCGTATTTAGCGTTAAAATTATCAACGTCTTGTTGTGTTTGAATTTGTGCAAAATCTCCTAAAGCAGCAGTACTACTAACTAACAATCTTACAATGTCATCTGTAATTTCTACCGGTAATCTTGATCTTAATTCTTCATATGAAAGCTGGTCTGAAGGCATATCTTCTTCCACTGTTTCTTGCATAGATACATCGCCTCGAGGAGTTTGAATGTTTACATCTTCTTGTTCAACTAAAGTACCTTGTTGATAACCAGCTCTCCCACCTTCAGCATGTGTCCATCCTCTTTGTATATCTTTGCTTTCCCTTTCCAGATCTCTTCCCATTTTAAGTAATTCTTTTCCAGTCATTTTTAATATTGCTAATTGAAGATCACCAGCATTATCTGGATCTAGATAATAGTCTGAAACTGTGATCTGCCTTGTAGGATCGTCTGGATCCATCACTGGTTGACCATCTTTGACCATAGGACTTTCATCTTTTTTTAATACGCTTGCAAATTTGTCCATTATAGTCTCTATTCCTTGGTCCCCAGATTTACTTAAAATGAATTCCATGTCTATCCCCGTACTCTCTTGAAAATTATCCATTTGTATATTAAGATTTTTCTTTTTTCGGTCCCATGCTAATTTCTGTTCTGTTGTGAAGTCTTCTCTCCACGAATCATTGTGAGCATTTATTTGATTTTGCATATCTAATGCTTTCGCCGCCATATCACCATGTTTATAAATATTAGCCGCTGATTCTCCACCTAACATTTCTGCCATTGAAGTCATGTAAGTGTTCATAAAATCTTTTTTCTCTTTCCGTCCACTTTCTTGTTCATACATTTTTCTTTGTTGAAATTGTGCGAAAGGGTCTTTAGCTGATTGTGCAGCTGTTTGAAATATACCACCTTGAGGAGATCTAGATGCTAGATCTAAACCAAAGCTAATTAAAAAATCATTAAGGTTCGTGCTCTTTGGTGTCGGGCCCACGTGTTGTTGGTATTTTTTCCAAGCGGGATCAATTCCTCTCATTAGATTCATAAATCTATCAGGATTATCTCCTGAATACCCACCAGGTTCTACTACTCTTCCTCTTTTATATCCTTGTCTAGGTGCCAGTCCTGAAGTAATACCTTCTCCGGCACTACCGCCTCTTCTGAACATTGGTCTACGTAAAATCATTAAAATAATCCTTGGAAATTAGAACCGCCCTCACCCCTCATGTTTCCATAAATTCCTGACAACACAGCTCCTGTTCCCAACGCAGTTTGCAACGGTGTTGGGTTAGGCATTACTGTTGATTGATATTGTCCTGGTGCTCCAGATGCAATGCTCGCAATACCTTGACCTTGATAACCTAATCTTTCGTAAGGTTCGTAAGCTTTAAGTCTTGCTGCTTCTCTATCTGCATCTAGTTTAGCTTGTTCCTGTGCTTGTTGAATCGCGCCCGCTGATCCTAAAGCTGAAATATCGCCCGCTTGAAAGGCTGGTGCAGCACCGGCCATTTGCATTTGATTCATGTATGCTTGCTGTGCTCCTTTTTGTGCTTGACCAAATCCTTGTTGTTGTAGTCCAGCTAATAGTAAAGCTCTGTTTAAATCTGATTTGTTTTGATACTCTGATCTCATTACACCTTCACGTCCACCACCTAGGTTTCCTGATTGAGCTGCTAGTAAACCTATTCCTGATAAACCTTTAGCTGCTTGAGTGTCGTACTCTGTCATTGTCGTATCAATAACATCCTGTTGATACGGAGAATAAAAAGCTGCTTGACTTCCAGGTCCTGTGTATGCTCCAGCTTGTGTCAGATAAGGTTGGTAAGCCCCGATCCCTTGTCCGGCAGTCGTTGCTTGTGTATAAGCGGCTAATTGTGCTGGATCTTGTCCTGCAATTTTTGGTGCAAATGCACCTGTGTCTAATTCTGTTCCAGTTAAAGATGTTAACTGTGTTCCATAATCCTTTTGTAGATCTTCCACATATTGTGGTGGAAGCATTTGTGTTTGTTGTACAGCCATTATACTACCTCGCTTAACCTCTCTGATACATCAAACATCTCTCGAGCGCCAGATAAACCTTGCGACTCTTCTGATATTTGACCACCTTGTTCTAAATTTTTCATAACATTCTCCATAATTTCTGCTCCTTTGTCGATGTCTCCACCGCCTGCGCCTCTTACAGCATCAGCTGTAAATACAAATTCATTTTTACTTAATCTTGCTGGAACGTCATCAGCTTTTTCTTTTCCTCCAATAGGTACAAAGCCTCCATCGTTTCTATAATCTTTTTCCATGCCACCAAGGTCCATAAGCCCTCCTTCTTGAGCCATTCTTCTTCCACCCATCATAGGATTGATTCCTCTTCCACCCATCATCGGATGCATTCCTCTTCCACCCATCATCGGATGCATTCCTCTTCCACCCATCATAGGATTCATAGCCATTCGATTTGGTTGTGGGGCCGGCATTGGATTTGGTCGTTGAGCTTGTGGTCCTGGCATTTGAGGGAGTACTTGTATTTGTCCCGTTGTTATTGGAGGATGACCTGTTAGTCCACCTGCGTCATACCCAATTCTTCCGCCTTGAGCTGCATAGAATTGACCTACATCTCCTTTACGATATAAATCAGCTACTTTCATAGCCTCTGTGATGCCACCCATCTTATCTTGCATAGAAGTTTTTCTTGCATCTTCCATAGTATAGTCTGATGGAATCGATTGACCTCCAGCGTATAAACCTATTCTTCCACCTTCAGCTGCTCCTATTTTTGTTTCGTATTCTCCGATGTAAGGGTATTTTTCTTTTAATTTATTCCATGTTTCTTTACCTCCGGCCAATGCTTCTTGGACCTCGGCTCTGATTGCATCGATATCTAATTTTGTTCCTCGTGTTGCATTTACAGCTTCTTTCACATCTTCTTGTTGAGCTGTTGCTGCAGCTATACCCATTGATCCTAAAAGAATTGCTGTAGAATTTTTGTTAATAAAATCCATGATACCGGATGTGCCTTGCTTAATCGCTTTATTTAAATCTGCCTTATATGCTCCTGAAGGATGTCCAGGTGATACTTGTTGTTCAAAAACCTTTTCAGTTATTTCTTCTTTACCAGGAAAAAATTTTTCTTTTGTTTTAGAAAAAATATCTTGGCCAGGTTTATATGGAGAGCTTAAATATTTTTGCATAAATGTTGCATTTGGACCAGCAGCTGTATTAGAAATACCCCACTGTGGACCAGCACCTCCAGCAACTCTAGCTAATTGACCACCACCATAAGTCATTAATCCTGATTTTAAACCTTTACCTAAACTTCCATGTCTATCCCATCCACCAATACCGGACATTAAACCTGCGGCTAATGGATTGAACGGTGCAACAAAAGGAGCTGCAACTTCTGCAACTCTTGATATTTCATTCGGTATAAGTTTTCTTAATCTACTTCCAATGCCATAACGTCTTCTGCCACCAACATCCATGATTCCACCATAAGCTGCAGGACTTCTAAGAGCGTCTGCTCCACCAGCTTGTCCTTGTGACATTATCCATTGACGAAATTCTTGAATAGTCATTGGAGTAGCTTCGGGTCTGTGTTCTTTTAAGTCATATACATACTGATCATAAGCTTCTTGTAACATAGGATCAATGCTAGCCACTTGTTGAGGACGCATATCTCCTTCATATTTTATAGGAGAAGCTCCGGTTTCTAATGTATCTGATATTTGTAAATCTGTTATAGCCATATTTATATGTGTATTTAATGTTAAAGAGCAGGTATTTTTCCTGAGTATTTCATACTACTGTGTTTTTGAAAACAAATCAAGTGCTGGCATGATTACTCTAACATCTCTTCGTACATCCTCCTCTGGGATATTAGCGGCTTTTAAAGCCTCCTCATCCTTATATTTCTCTCCGGTTTTCTTATTAGTAATGGTTGTTATTATTTCTTTGGGTTCTAGTACTTGCATTATGTTGTTACCTCTTTTTTAATGTTTAGATAGCTAACTGCAAAATCAAAAGAATCTGCGCTACCTGCTTTAATTGTAAGGGTTGTACCCCCCACTACTATTAACGGTTGGGTTAATAATTCCTTTGTAGTATTTGCATCTAAAGCTGCTGATTTAATAGCTGTAATAGCATTATTAGTAACGGTTACACTAGGTGTTCCTGCAGAAGTAACCAGTATAGATTTAATAACATAGGTTTCACTCACTAAAGGATTACCTGCACCAAAAGGATTAAGTTCTCCATTGGTAGTATCATTATCTACTCCTACAAAGTCGTATTGATTAACTACTGCCATTAATCTAAAAAGAAGCTTCTAGCTTCTATCTCCTGTTTTAATTCTTCTTGAAAAGTAGAGTTTAATTTTTCCAACACGGCATCTAAATCTCTTACTAAAGAGTGTGCTACATCTGCTTGATATTCATCGCTTGCCCGGGTTAATGATTGAACTATCTTGGCCATATTACATCTTTGGTAACCATTTCCACCAAGGAGATGGTTTTGCTATAGTATCAATAGAACGTATACCTTGATTATTAAAATTACTTTGATCTTGTAAATAATTTTGCATGGCTATATTATCAAAATCAACGTCCTCAAAATCATATGTATCAATACGTGCTGGATCATACTTACTTAAATCTAAATTTTGTAAATAGTTTGAAGTAAAAGGACCTTCATTTATATTCATTCCACTTTCATAGTCTGCATCAATCGCACTTTGAAAAGGATCTTCGATCGCTTGTCCACTGTATCCTTTACCAGCTAATAAATCTGCATAAGCTTGATCCCCAAAATCTAATCCTCTTTTTCTTCTATCTGATAGATAAGCCATTCTCTTTTCGTCTCGTCTAAGGTTACGTGCCTCTTCCCATTCTCGTTGAGTTCTCCAACTACCATCTAGATTTTTTCCTCTCAATTGCCTTGGATCGATATGAGATAACATAGAACCTATTCTACCAGGCCATCCTCCAAACATACTCATCGCTCCTCTAAATAAATTTCCTATTCCAAAAGGACTTCCTCTTGTAGCTCTATAAGCCTCTGGAGCAAATGCTTTAGCTGATCTTAAATCCTGTTTACTTATTTCAGGTCTATGTCTGGGTTCAAAAAAACCTGGGTTAACTGTTTGACCAGCTCCTGCTGCAATAGCACCTGATCTAATATTTTGAATGTCTTGATTACTCAAGTTTGATGCTAGTGTATCTGATGTGTGTTTTCCACTTTCAGCTGCACTCATTGCTGCACCACTTGTAAATCCTCTATCAGGATCGTAATCATTATAGTTAGGAATATGCATTGGACCGTCGTGAGGTACTCCTGATTTTAAAGATTGTAAAATACCAGCTTCGTCATCTGTAATGTAAGCTAATTTAACTGGTGTTGAATGAGATCTTGCTTGAAAAGATGTAGGAACAGTTACTTGGTTGCCTTTTTTATAATTTTTGAATCTATCTATTACTTCTCCATCAGAGGCTATATCCATAATTCCACCATTATTTTTTTGAACTCTACTTCCATAAGTATCCGTCCAGTCTCTTGCGATCTCTGGTTCGTTAGCCCATAGGTATCGTCTCTGTGCTTCTGATTGAAATGGCATTATCTTCTTCCTCCTGCATGTACATCTAACCTAAAAGTACCTAATTTCCAATTAGAATCTATTGCTGTATTAGATATTTTAACTGCAACCGATCGACCTCGTGCCCTGCACGATTGATAATTAGTGGCTGAAGTAATAGTAAAAGGTCCTAAGGTAGAACTTACTGCGGTTTGATTAGGGAAATTTCTTAAATCAAGTTCAACGATTGTATTCCCAGATTGAGTTATAAAGTCCGGTAAAAATCTACTCACCCTCATTATAAATTCTCCATCTCCTCTAAAAGTAATTCCTTGTTTTTGATCTTGAGTAATATCAAAATCTCCTGAAAGAATATTAGCAGGAATAGCATAGGTAGTTCCATCTTTGATATAATTAATTCCTGTTTCATGTTCAAAGTAAATAGAAGTTCCATCAGTATTACCAACAGTAGGACAAGTATCTGTATCAGAATCATATTGAGTTGCATGAGGTAAACCAAATACAGCTGAATCTTCCCAAGTTGTTCTTGGGTAAAGTGAATTAGCATTGGTAAACCAAATAGGTCGTTGTGGAGTTGAATCTAGATAACTATAAGTGACTGCTCTATCAATTATATTTGAACCGGCAGTACAATAGAACCAAGTAATTTCACCAAACAAGTTATTAATACCACAGTAAATTAATTGATTAGAAGTTGTATTGAGATCATCATAAACATAGTCTTCAACCAAACAGTCCATCGATTCTAGTTTACCAGTAAATCTAAAGAAACCATTGTCTGACATCCAGTAGGCAGCACCATCAACTTCAACCGCTGCATTCATTCCAATCAATCCACAGTTGGTTCCTACTTGTTCATAGGCGAAAGTAAAAGGTTGGCCTACAAATCTCATAGTAAATAATGAAGTATCAGTCCAGACGTAAAGTGCATTTCTACCTAACTTCGCTCCCATGATCCGTGAGCCGGCAGCCAGTCTTTGTGTACCAGCACTATTGATTGCAGTAGGTGCCCAGTCCGTTATATCCTCTTGATTAGAGAATCTGATAAACATATCATCTTGTGTAGAGGTATCTCCAATTGTAGTTTCTGTTCCGAATAGAACTAAGTGTCGATCGGGAGTCGAGACTAACATGTCACGTGATGCTGTTGGAGCATTCGCAATGATTGTGGCTCTAGTTGCTGTTGCATTAACTAAATTTGAATCCCATTCAAATACAGGACCATTAACAATTAAAGCGATTAAAGTCTGGCCCAAATTATCCAGGGACCATTGACCGGGATCTGCAACTGAGTCTGTACTAGTTGAGGCTTCTCCCCAACCTATATAATCTGTTCCATTAGTAACGGTAGTTCCGCTAGAATAAGTAGAAGGAGATGTTCCCCGTTGTGCTCTAACCACTCCCGTTAATTCTGTTCCACTAATTCCAGTGTACTTTATAAATTCTGTTCCAATTAAAACATAAGATGTTCCTGAAGTTGGAAAATCAAGTACACTAGTTAAAGTAATTCCTGTTGTTTGTCCTGTGCTAATAATGGCTGCACTTAGAGTAGTTGTTTTAGCAGTAATAGGTGTTCCACCAAAAGTAGAAATACCATAACCATAAATTCCTATTTGTTGGGCAGGTCCTACTGGGTAATACCATTTAACTGAAAGATCTCCATCGGTAGCAGTAGCCCCGGCATTAGATCCCATAGTAATAGTAACTGAAGTACCATCTACTACTTCAGTTATCATAAAAGTTTTATCATCAAAATCAGATGCAGAATAACCAGACCCTGTAGGAACGGTCACATTTTCAAGAAATAAAATATCTCCTGCTGTCATACCAGCGGTTGAAGATAAAGTAATAGTAAGAATAGGAGAACCTGAATCACAAGATAGTTTATCTGTTAGTGCTCCAAAGTCAGTTTTGATAGGGTGGATGTCATAATAAACTCCACCAGTATATACATATAAAATTCTGTTAGTTCCTAAAACAGCATACTTAATTGATGATTTATTAACCATGTGATGTAGTGCTCTTGTTGCACCACATAAGCTAGTAGATCCTAATTGAGCCCACCCACCTATTTTTTCAGGTGTGCCATATCTAAACCTGACGTTTTCACCGCCAGTCCATTGAGCCTCAGCTCCGGTAGGTGTAATCTGTTTGTTGAACCCTGGTAAGAAACCTATTTTTTGTAACATATATCTCCATATTATGTATTCCTTATTGGGGGAATACCTAACATCGGCCTTTTGTCGAACCTGTTCTTTTCAGCAAAAGGACCATTAACATGGTTGTAATGAAGAAAGACTTGTCCACACACGTCTCCTTCAAGCGGTTCTCTCCAATGCTCTAATTCGCATCCACTGTATACTAACATATCTCCAACATCAAGTATGACTTTAGTACCCGGCGGAGCATTGGGTTTATGGATATTTTTATATTCGTCAATAACATTATCGGCTCCTGTACCATCTATAAAGATTGGCCACGCGTGGCCTCCTAAATGAATAGTTGTTGAAATCTCGCAACTAGGTCTATCTTTATGGCGTTTTAATATGTCTCCTTTTTTATAGAGTCGGGCATATGAATAGGTTGGAATTAATTCTAGCCCTGTTTCCTGGGCCATGATCGGTAATACTTTAACCAAGAGAGTCTCCATTACATGATCGGAATAATGAGAATAGGTATTGGGTACTTGTTTATCGGTCCAGGTGCCCAGCATCCCAGTGTCATAGGTTAAATTATTATCGTACATAAATTTAACGGCATCTCTTTTTAAGAGAAAATAGTTAAAGACAAAGTTAGCGAGCTCATAGCTAATTGCTTTTTTGATTACTTGATATTTATTAAAAGCCATGTTGTATAAAATTAAAACTTACTGATATTCTTATATCATTTGATTGATTAGGTTCCACAGCATGCCAGAGCCATGCTGGAAATATAATAATTCTTCCAGGAACAGGATCTAAATTTACATCTCTCCATAGAGATTTACCAGGATCACCTGGTTTTCGTACTGGCATAATTAATTGAATCCCCGGTCTAGGGTCATAGAGTCTTAGTCTACCAGAATTAATATTTGATTTTATATAGTATACTCCTGAATATAATGAGTTAGGATGTACATGAGGTTGATTGGATCCTCCAGGTGGATTAATATTAGCCCACATATTTCCTAGCTTCGCTTCTCGATCTAAATGTTGATCATCCCATACCTGTCGCATGGCTAACAAGAGTTGATCTATTAAAGGTTTGTATTCGGGTTTGGTTTGCATGTCTGTTTGAGAATGCCATCCCTTTACGTTTGTTTTTTGTACTCCCTTGTCCTGCTTAGACCACTCAAGAATATCTTGTGCTAGTTTATCATTATCTAATTTAACATCAAAACCATAAACAATGGTTGGAAAAAATTGTTCTTTAATCATCTAAAAGGTTTTCCTCCGAACCATACTACAAGAGATTGTCTTACTCCTCGTTTAACTTTATTAACTCTATGATTTAAAAAGGATGCAAAACAAATTGCATGACCTTGTTTTAAAGGCGCATATTTACCTGGAGCCATAATTTCTAATTCTCCCCCTTCAAATTCTGCTGGGTCATTTAATAAAAGAGTCATGGATATTTTTCTAACTGGTGGTTCGTGTCGCATGTCCACATCACAATCCATATGCCAATCATAGAATCCTCCTTCCGGATATTCTGTAAACTGAGCATTTTCTGTTATTTGTATGTCGCCAAATCCAAAATGATTTTCATTAGCTTTTTGAATAAATCTATAAAGATCTTGATACATGTGTCCCATTTCTTTAAATGGAATCCAACTAATGGTAGTTACTCTTTTTTTGGTATCCGTACCTCCTCCAGGTTTATTCATTCCTACTTGAGCTACTTGGGGTTTCTGTGCTCTCCCTGATTTAATAATCTGTCTGCATTGATCAGGAGTAAATAATGGAGTCGTGGTTTGTATAATCCAACTTTTCCATTTAGGTTCTGTAAGGTGTATATTTTCGTACATTAATTTCTTCCTCTATTTCTTATTGGATCATACTGCACATCCATGTTTGCTGCTAGACTTCGTCTCATTCCTGGTCCATTAAAAGGATACACGCAGTGTCTCATATCATAAGGAAAGATATAAAAATCCCTTTCCTTTAATTCAGGTTGATAATCAACGGCTGCAAACTGTCCTCCCACTGCACCTAGTATCTGGAGCCTTCCATTTTGTGGACTATCATTCGATGAGTATTCTACACCAAAAGATTCTGGAAGTTTTAAAATCATTACACTAGATAAACCAGTAAACAATGCTCCTTGATGTACGTGCACTGGATTGTATTCATGTTCAAACATAGTATTAACCCATATAGAATTTAAATGAAGTTTATAGCCTGTAATTTTATTAAACTCTAAATAATGCTTGAACATTTTTTCAAACCATCCCCGAACAGTATCGGGTAATAAATTATGTGGGCTCATTTTATTATTAACAGGCCCATCAAAAAATAAGGAATGTTCTTTCTCTATTTTTCCTACGAGTTGTTTATTGGCTGCTGGAAGTTTTGGAAAATTCGTTTCATAAATATGATTAATAATATTATAAACATCTAAAGGAACTTCATATCTTAAAACAGTTTGTCCTAAAGGTGTAACTTTAAAATTTAATGTGTCCATATTTATCCTTTATTCTTTGTGGTATCTTTTCAATGTAAGGGTTATATTCTTTCTTAATTTCATTCCGTATAGTATGCATATTTTTTCCCATAATTCCATCATTATATCCTAGTCCATTAATATTAATCTGTTGTAAGTTTTGAAATTGATGAGGGTAATAAGGAATGTCTAAAAATTTATATACTTCTTTAATATATCTTTCAGGATCAGCTACTAAATCATCGTACTTTAAATAATAACAAAGGTCTTTATAATTAAAAGAATTTTGAATTGCTATTAATGCTTTAGCCACCGCCCCCTCTTTGTTCATCACCTTGCTTAATTTTTCTTCATCATTTCTAAAATTAAATTTATTTATAAATGAATCAGGAGTTTCTGTATACCATTTCATATAAGAAGCTAGGACATCCATTACATCTCTAAGCAATACGATACATTTAAAAGGACGCTTAAAATGTTTTTGCATGAGTGCGAAGTTACCCTCAGTCATCACCGGTCCTCGATCAATAATATATTGTTGTGGCCAGTCTTTATAAAAGACATCATACACGCAGTCTAAAACATTATCTAAAGATTGATGATCCGGGTAGTTTTGAAAGACATCGGTTTGTTTAAGGAGAAAGAGATCTTTCATAATCTCTAAAGTAAGAGAGTTTGCCGTGACAACCAATTCTTTATTCTGATTCATGATAGAAGCAAACAAGGTGTTTCCAGACCTTGGCATCCCCATTAAAAAGAATAACTCTTTATTCTGATTTGGCTCCGAGGTCATTGGTCAATTGTTCTTTCTTGTTATAAATCATTTCACCTGATTTTTTAACTCTTTCTATAGTTTGTAATTGTCCAAGAACATTAAAGACTTCTGGCTGAGAAGATCCTGCTGTTAAAGTCTCTGCTTTATTTTTCATTATCTGATGGTAAGAATCTAACTGGTGTCTATTCACATCTTTAGTATCAAAAGAACCATCATCAAATTCTTTCTTTAAAGCAGACCAAAGTTTAATTTCTCTCATTCTATCACGGGCTACCAGTTGCATGTTAGCCACACTGTAAGTTTTTTCGTCTATGTCGATTTGAAGAAGCTCTTGTTTAATTGGATCTTTTTCAGTTTCCAATTTTTGTTTTAATTTTTTAAGTTTAACTTCATTACGTCTTGCATCAAAAGATAGATTCATTAAGTTCTCTAGGAATACATTTTGTTCTCTGACACATTGCCAGTATTTGGCAGCCTTCGTTGGATACTTGGCGTCCTGTAGTACAGACATTCTCATTTCTGTCTCAGTTCTAAAGACTTGTTTCTTGGTCCATGTATCACGAAGCTCGCTTGTGAGTTCTCTAAATTTAGAAACATCTTCTGCGTCTAACAAATTATTAAGACTTGGTGCTTCTTTGACAATAAGTTCGTGGATATTTCTTTTCTCTTTCATGTTTCTAATATAGTTATTTTTAACTGGTTGTCAATGTTTCAATATTTGCTGCTGATGTTGGTCCTGTAAATTCTTCAGTAGCAGCACTTGTAGTAGTTGAACCAGGCATAACATTCCCAGAAAAAGCAACAGCTGCTGTAGCAGTACCTGCTCCTCCCATTTGTTGTCGTGCTGTGTTAAAAGAAGGAGAAGTAGACCAAGCCGATCCATCCCAAGCTTGTGCATTAGCTGCGTATGGAGGTTGAGTGTCCTGGCAAGCCATTAAAGCTGCTGTTGTAGTTCCTGCTGATGCAACTCCATACATATCATAAAGACTATTAGCGGTTGATGTCCAACTAGAGCCATCATATTCTTCACTTGCAAGTGATACAGGAGTAGGACCTCCAACATCTCCAGCAGTAGCTATAGCTGCAGTTTGAGTTCCCGCACCACCTCCTGATGTTCTTCCAGTATTTAAACTTCCAGGTGAAGAAGCCCACACAGATCCATCATATTCTTGGGTTAATTGCCAATTGGTAGGAGTGGGCATTCCACCTGCTATCATGCCAGCGCTTTCAATTCCAACGCCAGGACATGCAAAATTAGAAATACCTGCTGCTTGATTCCCAGTTTGAGACCAAGAAGATCCATTCCATTCATATGTTTCGTTTTTTTGACTTGCGGAAGGTACTGTAGAATAACCTCCTACAATAACTGCTGCACCTTGAGTTCCAAAACCTCCTCCAAAATATCTAGTAACCGGCATCGCTGTAATAGCAGTCCAAGTACTTCCATCGTAAGTTTCTGCATCAGATCTACCTACTCCTCCTGGAGGGCTCGTATAACCCATTGCTCCTAAAGCAGCGGTTTGAGTTCCAGCTGATGCTGAAGCAATTCCTCTTCTAGTTTGATTCATATTATTACCACTCGCCCATGCTCCGGCTGTGATGACGCTTGTTGATTTATTATATTCTTCTGTTGTTCCTACATAAGCTGGTGCTGGAGTTCTTCCCCCAAAAGCTAATCCTCCTCCAGGTATAGAAGCTCCTGCGCCTCCTAAAGCACCTCTTGCAGTTGCTAAAGCAGCTGTAGAAGTAGTCCAATCTGTTCCATCATATGTCATTGTAGTAGTAATTGCTGGAGTTCCAAAAATACTTGGAGTTGATCCACCCGCCGACATTGCTGAAGTTTGTGTTCCCCAACATGCCATAGCACCTGTTGCTACAGGCATTGCATTAACAGCAGTCCAAGTTGCTCCTCCATATTCTTCTACAGTTGTTACTGATGCAGCCGGTCCATCAGGATAGCCTCCATAAGCAACAGCTGCTGTTTGAGTTCCGGCTCCCCCTGCACCTGATCTTGCTGTATTTAAAGCTCCTGGACTTGCAGTCCATGAACTTCCATCATATTCAGTTGAAGTTGTTTGACCTGGATAGGGACTCGCCAAAGCTCCGCCAAAAAGTACACCAGCAGTTTGAGTTCCTGCTCCTGATACACCTTCTAAACTAGCTGGATAAACTGTTACCGCTGTCCACGATGTTCCATTATATTCTTCAGCTGAATTTGTTACAGCACCAGGACTAGTATATCCTCCAACAGCTAGGCCAGCAGTTTGAGTTCCAGTACCACCTTTACCATATGGAGCTCTAGTCGTGTTGAGAGCTCCTCCTGCAGCCCAACCTGAACCATTATATTCTTCTGTTACATTTGTATATGGCGAGGATCCACCTAAAGCTAGTGCAGCATCTTGTGTTCCAAAACCGCCAGTAAAACCTCTAGCAGTTGTTAAAGGTGCTCCACTCGACCATGCTTCAGTTGTTAGGCGTGATCTAAGCGTACCTGTAGTTGAGTTATACCATACTTCTCCACCAACCGTGACGGATGGATCTGCGGATAAGTATTTAACTCTCAATCCTCGGATATCTTGATAGTCAGCCATTTAAAAATTCCTTTACGGAAGAGTTATATCGCCTGGTCTTATACTATTTGGTCCTTTTTCTTCTGCAGACAATGCATCCCACGCAGCTTGTGCAGCTTCAACTTCAGCTGTAACCAAAGCTTGCGCTTCTGCTTTTGTCTTTTCAACACCGTTCTTTTCAGCTAACCAGTAAGCGCCTTTTTCATTGTTACCAATGACCCAGACGTCTGCGGGATAACCTCTAAGATGAAAAGCTCTTCGATCTTCTGCTGTGAAGAATCCTTTCCCAGTGTTTGTAGCAGTACCATATATAAATAGTGCCATAATTTACTCCTCCTTATTTGTTTTATACTTAATTGTATTCATTATCAACTTGTTGTTATCGTTTGAACATTAGCTGCAGTTGTTGCTCCTGTGAATTCTTCTGTTAAGTCTGATTTTGGTCCTGGAGTTGCACCTCCAGCTATAAGAGCCGCCGTTTGTGTTCCACCAGAAAAACCTCTATTTCTATAAGTGGTATAACTTGGAGAAGAAAACCAACTAGTACCATCATAAATATTAACGAAATTACCTGCCGTTAATCCAGAAGCTGCTAGTCCTGCTGTTAAAGTCCCTATTGATCCTTGAAACCCTGAAGGAGGTCCTGCTCCGAAAGCAAGGTCTCCCCCTGCCGAAAAGCTAGAGCCATTATATTCAACTGTAGTAGCGACATAAGCAGGGGCTGTTCTTCCTCCTGCATAAAAAGCAGCGGTTTGAACTCCTCCTGACATTCCTTGACCTCGACCTACAGGCATAGTTCCACCAGCAGTCCAATTCGTACCATCATAGTGCAAACTTGTATCTACCACATTAGGAGCAAATGGTTGGGCTGTTGAACCCCCCATAAGTAGTCCTGCTGTTAAAATTCCACAGTTTCCTGCATTCTTCAGTGTAGTCGGAAGATTAGTTTCTTCAGACCATGAAGTTCCATTATATTCTTCTACAAAAGACATTCCTGATGGAGGAGTGGTATATCCTCCTGCACAGACTGCTGCAGTTTCAGTTCCAAAACCAGAATTATATCCTCTTGCTGTATTTAAAGTTCCTGGAACTGTCGTCCAAGACGATCCATTATATTGTTCTGTAGCACCTGTGTAAGGACTTCCCCCAAAAATTATTCCAGCACTTTGAGAAGGAATTGCTGATCCTCCAAGAGTTCTAGCTGTATTCAAAACTCCACCACTCGCCCATGCTCCGGGTACCACTACCGTGGTTCCAACATTATATTCTTCTGTGTTTGATAAAAAGGGAGTAGCTCCTCCAATTACTCCTGCAGTTGGTGTTCCACTTCCTGAGTTTGAATCTCTTCCAGTCGCTAAACTTGGTGTAGCGGTCCAAGTACTTCCATCAAATTCTTTAACATCAGTATTTGCACCAGGTCCTGGTCCGCCGCCTGCGCATACTGCAGCTGTACTAAGTCCATATCTTACTTGGTTACCCCCTGCTGTTGGTAATGCTGTTGTAGCTGTCCAATTAGTTCCATCATATTCTTCTACGGTGGACAGTGCACCACCAGAATATCCTCCGATGGCTAAAGCAGCTGTTTGAAGTCCAACATTATTACCCATCATTTGATATCTTGAATTTCCCATATCATTTCCGCTTGCCCAAGTACTGCCATTATATTCTTCTGTTGCTTTTCTCATGGGAGTAGGAGCTTCGGAACCTCCAAAAACAACTGCTGCTGCTTGAGTTCCACCTGATCCTAGATTAGTTCTACCATTATTTAAATTTCCGGGTGAAGCAGTCCAAGTAGAACCGTCATATTCGTATGATGTGTTTAGTCCTGGAGGGGGTGGAGCATTAAATCCACCAGCAATTAATGCGGCTGTTGTAGTACCCGCAGCTGCACCTTCCATGAGGCTTGCCGGTAAAGATGTTTCATTCGTCCAACCTGTTCCATTATATTCTTCGACAAGAGCTGATGGAGTTGCGTATGGAGGTAGAGATCCAGCCATCAGTAAAGATGCAGTTTGAGTTCCTGTCGATGCAGTCGCCAGTCTTGCTGAAGTTATAGGTGCAGAAGATGCCCATGCACCACTACTCACTACAGTTTTAAAAACATTACTGGTACTGTTATACCAAACCTGTCCTTCGCCTTCATTAGCCGGATCGCTTGATAAAAATTTTACCTGTTTTCCAAAAATTTCTTTATACGTTGCCATAATTAACTCGTTGTTACCGTTCGTATTGCAAAGCTTGGATCAGTATATTCCTCTGTTGCAGTAACAAATGGATTTCCTCCGAATGACATACCACTAACTCCTGATGTTCCAGCAGCTCCATTAGTTTGTACAGCAGTAGCTAAACTAGCAGGATTAGCAGACCAAGTAGTCCCATCCCAAGATTGTACGTTAGCTGTCGTTGCTGGGAGTGCTCCTCCACAATATTGAGCTGCGGCTGTAGTTCCAAACATAGCTGCATTTGCGTTGGCGGCAACTAAATTATTCGTGGTAGTCCAAGTGGATCCATCAAATGTTTCAGAAGCATTAGTAACGGCGGGTACCTCTCCACCAGCTGAAAGAGCTGCTGTTTGAGTTCCACATCCTGCTCCCATGTTTCTTCCTGTATTCATAGCACCAGTGCCTGTCCAAGTAGATCCATCATATTTGTTTGTAGCTGTGGGGTGACTGGGGCTACCACCAAAAGCAAGACCTGCCGTTAAGGTTCCCGCTCCTCCCATTCCGCCTATTGAGGCAGGATAAACTCCGCTAGCTGACCAAGTTGATCCATCAAAGTTTTCTGTTACATTGTGACCACCTGCAGGGCTATTTCCTCCTGCATAATAAGCAGCTGTGGTTGTTCCAGCTGTGGACATTGCGCCTGAATTTCTGGTAGGGGCTATACTATCTGGACTTGTTGTCCAAGATGATCCATCATATATTTGAGTTGTACCAAGTGGACCAGGTGCACCATCACCACCTACAGCTAAACCTGCAGTTTGCGCTCCCGCTCCCCTAATAGCATTTAATCCTACATTTAAAGCTCCTCCGGACGCAAAAGCGCCTCCAATACCTTTATATACTTTTAAAGTTCCTGTTGTATTATTATACCACATTTCACCCGACACCGGATTCGTTGGATTGGTGGTATATTTTTTGATTGTGAATCCTCTGATTTCTTTAAAGGTACTCATTAAACTCCTAATTATTCTTTAGAAGCCATCCTTGTGTTGCATCAACATACACTAAAGTAAAGGCCGCTCGTTCCGTTGCTACGGTTAAATCTGCTGCTGACCCTTGTATCTTATGTGAATTTCTTCCGACAGTTAAATTATTTGTATCAAAGGTCCCTGCATAGTCCACAAATGCTATTTCATCACCTAATGTAGCTGAGGTTGGTAATGTAACAGTAAATCCTCCCCCTGTAGTATTACAAGGATAGCCTTTACCTGCTACAGCATTTGATGGATCCGCTGTAATAACAGCATTCCATGATGTTCCACCTGAGTTTTCTACCCAAGCGAGTGTTCCATCTGTTTGAGATGTTAACACATAATCATTTGCGCCTGCTGCTGTTTGAGGCCACGTCAAAGTATAAGACGTAGTACTATTTGCTGCTTTCTGACCTATATACTGACCACTGGCATCGTCCTGTAGTCTCATTTCTTTCGAAGTTCCGATATTTAAACCTGTTGAATCCCAATAGAGATTTGCATCTCCACCGAATGCTCCTGAATTATTATATTGAATTTGTGTATCTGATCCTGCTGGTGCAGTTGTTAATGAAACTTCTGTTATATCTGGATTAGTACCATCGTTCGCAGTGGCACATAAAATTCTCCAATCTTTTTGTGCAGACGTCCAAGTAAAACTGTCTCCTGAACCAGAGGCATATTTAAATTGTACTGTATAAGAACCAGTTGTACTATTTTTAACAAAATACCACGTCTCTACATCGATAGGTATAGTTACAATTTTATTTCCTGTAATTGCTTGACCAGATTCTGAACCTAAAATAATTACTCTTGTTGCAAGAGTTGCACCTGTTGCTCCATCCGATACCGTTAATTCAGTTGTGTTTGCGCCTGTACCTGCAGCATTAAGTGTTTGAACCTTATATCCTGCGGCTAACTGTTCTATAAGTTGTAAATTTGTATTTGTCTTTGTTCCCCAAGTTCCAGCGTTCTCACCGGTAACCATTAATTCGACGCCCAAAGGGGTATGTGTAGATGGCATAAGTTATCTCCTAATTAATACGTATCTTATCTGTTTTTATATTTAATATTATACATAATGTCAACATAGATTAAACCCGAGTTACACGTGTATATCCTGCTGCTTGCGTTCCAGTAACAGTAGTATATCCGCCTGTTTGAGTTCCAGTCACAGTAGAATAACTTGCACTTTGAGTTCCAGTAATTGCCTTAAATCCTAATGGAGATACATTTCCTAGAGTTGTAGTAGCGGTTAAACCTAAACCAACCAAACTACCATTCGTAAGTTGAGTAGTTGTAGGAGTTCCTAGAGTCGTGCTAGCTGATTGACCCGTTAAAGTATGTAAAGTTACTGGAGAAACAGTCAACGTACCTAATGCTGTTGTTGCAGATTGACCTGCTAAAGTCAGTGTAGGATTTGATGAAAAAGATAAAGTTCCCAGTGCCCCTGTAGCTGATAATCCTAATCCAACCAAACTACCATTCGTAAGTTGGGTAGTTGTAGGAGTTCCTAAAGTAGTACTCGCTGATAAACCTGTTAGTCCTATGGAATGATCATCAATAGATACATTGCCATATGAAGATATAAGTGATTGTCCGGCTAGTGTAAATGTAGCGTCCGATTTTGTAGTTAATGAACCAACAGTAGATGTCGCTGACAGACCTGTAAGACCCATCAATTGATCTGGAATTGATGCCAAACTTCCAAGAGTTGTTGTAGCTGATAAACCTGTTAAAGTATATTGGGCCGCGTCAACAGAACCCCAACCATTTTCTCCCCAGTTAAGTGTGCCCCAACCAGGTTTTACTTCTGTTGTTAAAGTTCCAAGAGTTGTTGTAGCTGATAAACCAGTAAGAGTTATTGTATGATCAGAAAGATCTCCCCATTCAGAATCACCCCAAGCTTTTGCACCCCAACCTGTTGCTAAAGGTGTAGCTTCGTTCCAATAAGCCTGACCCCAGGTTAATCGGCCCCATCCTGAAGAAACGTCTGCCATGAGACTTTCCTATGCTATCTGAATGATTGCGTTGCCTGCTGTTTGCGCTGGAAATTCAACGGTGAATGTACCAGAAGTTACGGTTTTATCCGCACCAAAATTAATTGCACATACCGCTTTGTTAGCATTTGTTGAATTATAAATTAAACAACCTCTTGCTGTAAATGATGCAGTTGATCCCCAACTTGTACTTGCGAATAAACAACATGCAGTATCGCCAGACAATACAGGTGTTGTACTTGTTAAAGAATTTCCACCACTTGTATATCCTGAACCTGTTGTTGTAACTTCGTAGGTATCCGTAGGATCTGCAGTTGGATCAGAGGCTGCTGCCCATGCAGTTGTTGATTTACTTAAAGTTGCACTATTGCTTGAATACAAAGCTAATTTAAATGTGTCCGTACTACCAGTAAAATTATGACCCTCTACTAAAATTTCTTGTTTAAAACTATTACAAATTGCTGATGTTATTGCCATAAAAATCTCCTAATTATTGAGGCGGTGATTCGATTGGAATTCTTATTGTTCCATCCGTATAATCGTCTCGTCTTCTTCTTCCAATTTGCATTGCTGCAAACTTCTGTAGTTCTTGTGTATACTTTTGTTCATATAATGTCAACATATCTGCTGGTCCTTTTAAAAATCCATAAGCTTCAACTAAAGAAGCATATAAAAGACCTTGTGGGAAGTACCTACTTATATAAGTTCCAGAAGTATTAGTCCCTAAACCTGTAGGCATTTTATTATAATATATTCTAAATATATAATTAGCATCTGGAGTAGGCGCCAAATAAATAGATCCTGAAGTAGTATCAGTTATTCCTGTAGCCCCTCCAAACATAGAATAATATTTAGGTTTACCTGTAACATCAGCTCCTGATGTAGTAGATCCTTCAGGTCCTGTTAATCTTCCTACATATTCACTTAAAAAAGTTTGATCACGTCTCTCTAACCATGTACCCATTTCCGTGGAATTAGTAGCATTAAAAACTTCAACACCTCTAACAAATAAAGTTCCAGCTGGAACTCTAATGTTATTAACATCTGTAGCCATGGTTCCTTCATCTACAAATCTATCTGAATCCATAGGACAATCAAGATTGATTCTAAATTCTGCATTTTCAATAAATCTGCCTAGAGTAGCACCACTAAAAACAGTACTATCTACTTCAGTATAATTTCTAATGTCAGCTTCTAATGCTGAAAGTGTATATCCTGCCATTATGCTTCTATGGTTACCGGTCCAACGGACACTGGATAACCTCCTCCTTCTTTGCTCCCTACTGTAGCTGTATCAGTATTTACAACAAAATAAAACCAGTCAGTTGTAAAATCTGTATCTCTAGCACCAGAGACATATTTCCCTGTAGTAATAGCATAGCCTGCGGCTAGTGCAATTTTAGCTCCTGTAATTCCATCCCAACTTTCTGGATTCGCATAAGCTCCTGCCGTGCTAGGCATTCCTCTAAAACGATAAGTATCTCCATTGGTTAAACCATGATTAGGTACATTAACATTTATATAAGAAGATCCTGCACCATAAGTTATAAAAGGATCAAAAGGCATTAACTGTGGAACAGCTGGAGCTATTCTTGAAGGTCTTGCATGTTCTAAACCTTGAGGATCCGCTCCTATGGGATGAGGTTGTAATTGAGGTTGTTTAATTTCAAATTCAGAAGTATGTACCCATGCGCCAGTCCATTCCTGTACCATTTCTTTATATGGAAATGCTACACCAGACCTGTCTGATATTGCAAGTGCTCTTCTACCTTTTGAAAATCTAGCCATTATATATTCGGGTAATAAGTTTTAGGGGTTATATAAGTACTAGCTGCAGAACCATCTTCTGACGCTGCTCTAGCAAATTCATCTTCGTATAATAATTTCATTTCTTGTGTTCTTTGTGGTGCAAACTTCATAGATAAATAATATGCAAGTCCTGACACCATTGGTGGAATAAATCTATAAGGAGCATCTGTTGCATTTGTAAATGTTCCCACATCCTGAATTCTTTGGACATAATAAACATTTAAATAATTAGCCGCAGCTGTTGAATTAGGTAAAGGATAAATAGTAATCGTAACTTTATCTATAAATCTTTGAACCCAGTATTGTGATGGTGTTCCAAGGGATGCTTTATTTGCTGTTGCAGAATAAGCGTCTCTTGCAACTTTAGTTAAACCTATATCTGATTGAGAAGTGGTATTATAATTTTGTCTATATGTAACATTTAAAATATCCGTAATACCGTAGATATTTGTTACTGGAGTAGTGGTTGCTTGAGGGGGTTCCGCGCCTCCCGGAACATCAGTTGAATTTCTATAGAAAGTATAAGTACCAGAGCCTTCGGCTGTAGCGTCTACATTAGTTGCAGAACCTTCTATAATATTTATATTAGTATTTCCTACTTCCCAAAAATGTATGCCTCTATTTCCCCATTCTTGAAAAAGAATATTTAATGATCTTCTAGCTGTTTTAAGTTGATGACCTGCAGAACCTACTAAACCAATACGTTCATACGCATCAGCTATAATTTCATCAATAGAAAAGTCCTGGTCAAAACTATATGCTCCAGAAGTAGTATTTGCCATTATAATTCCTATCCATAAAAGAACGTAACCATGTCAATAGTCGCTAATGTTGCTTTGGCCGATGTTTTACAATAAAGACCAGTTCCTGGAAAGACAACAGTTTTCACTACCGCTGTTGATGCACCTGTAGGCACATCAAAAACAGCAAGAGATGTAGTATCATCTAAAATAGTAATACTTCCTGCCGCATTATCATTTACATAGTAAAATCCTAGTACTCTAGCCGGACCTGCAAAAATAGTTCCTGTTGCAGCAAGCCTGGTTGTTTTTATATCCACTGGATATGACATATTTTTATCTCCTTAAAAAGTGCTCCCGGAGGAGCACTTTAATTATTAGTTATTAACCAACGTCAACAGCTTGAATATAAGTAACTGTTATCCAACCTTCACCTGCTCCCAGGTTATTGTAAGTTAAAAGCAATCTTCTATCCGTGTCTCCGACGTCTGCCCAAGCATCAACTCTTGCTTTACTAGCTCCAGCTGTAATTTTAATGATACCTAAAGTACCACCAGCTATCGCTAATGCTGCTGTAAATGCCGTAGCATCACCAACATAACCTAAACCAGCTGTAGTTGCAGCTCCACTCCATACAACACTTACATATAAATCTGCAGAAACCAATTGGCTCTTTGCAGGGATTATAATATCTGTTGTACTAGAAGCAGCAGCTTGAGTGATTTTTTCTGTTTGTGACATTAACACATAACCTGTGTTTTTCATATCCGAACCAACAGTAGTACCAGTAGTATTTTTAATACCTCCAGCTAATATTGGACCCGAAAAAGTTGTATTTGCCATAATATTCCTCCTAGAATATTTAAATGTAGTCCCTAGGGATGTCGACTATACGCGTCTACATTTAAGTTTATTTTAAATTTGTATAGTGATTTATTTATATGCTAATTTTGAGTAGAGCGCAAGAGGGCGTCTAAGAAATATACGATTTCAGCGATGTGGCGTTTATCTAAGTAGCCACAGAAACTTGTGGGGCAGAATTAACGATTGTATTTTCTCTATCTGCAATCTTCGATTCCTCGGCTTTAATCTCATTGATAACTTCTTTAATTTTATTATCAATTCTGACCATATTAAGAGTATATTTTCCACTTTGCTCATACTCTAACTGCCACTTCAACTCCAAGGATCGTTTTTGTTTGTACAGTTCTTGTACCATCAACAACCTCCTCATAGGTTATTCGTTTTACCTTGGGATCCATCATTTCTCCAAGATACTCCCATTTTATACTCTTATCTCCCAATTTGTCAACTATTGAATTTTCAATAGATTCAACATTATCTTCAGCTAATACTTCAAATTTAGCAAGATATTGGTAAGCATTAAGATGGACTAGGAATTTTTTAAGCATTTCTTACTGTATTTTTAAAATGAGGCCGAATTATGTCCGGCCTCATTAATTAGTTTAGATTACGCACCTTCAACGCCAAAGATACCTCTAAAGTCCGAACAGCCGAAACTGTATCTTTCTCTAGCTTTGTATCTAACGTTACCAGTATCAAAGTCTCCTTCCATTGATGTACTCAATGGAGTTCTTGAAAACATTTTCATACCGTTTGGAACGTCTGTAATGATGTACCAAGAATCAGCATCAGTTAAAAAGTTATTAACTCTATAACCTTGTGGGATCATTCCCATACTGTTGATTGCATTGATGTCATTATCAGCTGTCTGAGTTCTACCTTGAGATTTCATCAATCTCTCAGCATTGAACTGATTCGCAGAAGGAATTATCATTTTAACTCCTTTAGCTGCGATTCTTAAACCTCTTTCGTCCGTCATTGCAGCGATGTCTATTAAAGACTGCTCCAATGATGTTTCGTTAAGGTCCGCTTGAGTTGCTAAAGTGTTTGCAACATTAGGTCCAGTTGAGCACGGGTGTGCTGTACTGAATAATGCTACTGCGTCACCTGTTTTGAACGTCGCCACGGATACTAATCCGTTGTTCAAAGGTAATGCGCCTTTAACTTCTTTTGCGTTTGACATAGATCTTGCTAATGCTTTTGTGTATCTAGAAGCTAGTCTATCGTAGAGATTATCTTCGATAGCTTCTTTAGTGATAGCTAAAGCAAGCGCGATCGTTTCCATAGTGTAACGAGCAGTGTAAGTCTCTTGCGCTTCATCGTATGAAATGCCTTGACCTTCTGCTTTTACGTCTGCGTTAGCGAAACCAGATAACATTACTTCCTCTTCGAAAGCTCTGTCAGATGATTCCGTAGTATAAATCTCAGCATGCTGATTTTCATACCGTTTGTACTCCAGCCCAAATAGTGCATTTAGGCCTGGTTCTAGTTCTTTAACTAGCTGTGCTCGTGATATTGCCATTTCTATATGCTCCTATTGCCAAGTGATACCAGCAGTACCAGTATTTTGCACGTATTGGTTAAGGTTGTGAGCGACAACAACAGAAGTATAATCTGCACTTATGTCCTTGTTCTCAGGGTCCTCAGCCAACCGGACTAAACGCCATTGGTTTGCTGTTGGTGATCTGTTAGTGTAGTCTAATGTATTAGAACACTGTCCAGAAATTTCGCTTCCTGTTGGTACAGCTGCAGTAAACGAATATGTTTTACCATACTCTGTTTGTGCTGCTGCAGCATCCATAGATGCTACGAAAAGTTGGAACGGATTGTCTATTACAAAACACGTCAGATTTTCACTATTTGCTGGAGTAATAGGTTGGTTATACCAGTTCGCCCACGTCGGCTTCAAAGTTGTTGAAGCGTTGTAGAAGATACCGTTAAACACACCTATTGATAGAAATGTACGCGTACTAGAAGCTTCAACAATATATCCTGCTTTTGATTTAACAGAACATCCTTGAAAAAGATCCTGAGCATACGCAGCTTCTATGTAGTATTTGCCTTGTCCTTGAGTAGATGGTGTTGAACCAACTGTACCCGCAGAAATCAAGCCAAATCCTTTGGTGTTTCTATTTGCCATAGTATTACTCCTTAAAGTTTATAGTTGCCTATAAACAGGTTAATTTAAATCGATGATAGGGAATTGGTTGTTATCCCGAGAAGTAAAATTTACTTCTTTGTACCACCGAAGGTTACGCGAGACTGTCGATCGATGTCGATCGGCATACTCTTATGTTGTTCCTTAAGCAAGTCGTTGTCAACAGCTTCGTCTTGACCTTCAGTTTGTTTTCTCTGATAGTCAACACGCGCTTTCGCGAGTTCTTCAGGTATCCTAGCCAACAATAGGCCTCCTACTCCAATCACTCCAGCGTATTTTCCGTCAGTGATGACAGGGTAGTCTGAATCAGAATATTCGTCAGCTCTCACTAACTCATAACCAGATCTCAATCTTCCGTAAACATTTTTACCGTCGATGAAACCCATTGACTCAGCTCTAATCCAACGGTGTCTAAAACCGTCAGGCGCTGGTGGTGCATCCAGAGAGGATGGTGGCTTATACTCTTTAGGACGTTCAGTTTTTGTCCGAGTTTCCGCCGCACGAGAAGTTATTTTTTTGTCTTTTGTCATATGCTTATGCTCCTTCCGTGAGTTTTAATTGTTTTGCATACTCTTCGAGTGGCACTCCTAATTTTTTTGCAATGTGCACCTGTGAAGAAGTGAGTCTCACAGTTTTGCGCCCTTGTTTTACACTTCTGTTCGCAGAAGCCACCGACTGAACGGGTCTAGGCGTAGTTATTTCACTATTACCAAATTTATGAGGAAAGTCAACTTTTATTCTTTTATCTATTTCCGCATAGTATTCGTCAGACTTAGGATCAAATCCTTCTTTTTCAACTAGGTCCTTGTGAATTTCAAACGCAGTAAAAGTCATCGGTCTGTCTCGTCCAAACCATGTGTTTTTACTTGCCCAATCTTCAGCCATGGGATCAGCTGCTGGCATTGATCTTGGTGTCTCTTTAGGTAATTGTCCACCATCAGAAAGCTGTACAGGTTTTTCCTCTACCATACTTTCTTTTCGTTGCTCCAATTTTGCATTATCAAATGCTAATGTAGCAATTCTTTTATTTGCTTGAACTTGAGCTGCAGCATCTCCACTTTCAATGGCACGCGCTAATTCATTTTGCGCAGATTCCATTCCTGTTTTGATATTGTCCTCAAATTTTTTAGTATAATCAGAATCAGCTTTTTTAAATCGATCTTGATCAAGCTTTCTTTGTTGTTCTAAAGAAGAAGCATATTCAGTAGCGGCAGCTTCTCTACGTTCTGCTTCTCTCATTTTTCGTGTAAGTTTAGCAATACGTGCTTGAACACCTTTACTATAATCTTCTAATTTAGAATCGTCTTCTTTTTGTTCCTTCTTTATTTCTTTAACTGTTTCATCTTTTACTTCCGTGACTCGTGGTTCTTGTTCCTTGGTTTCTACAACAGCTTCTTCTTTTGGTTCTGGTACAGCTACATCTACCTCTGGGCCGGATGTATCTATATCGACCGGTCTTTCACTTGATTTTACTTTTTCTTCTTCTGGCATAGTTTCCTTCCTATGTTAAAATTTGTGCAGGATATCTGTTGGATCCTGTACGGTTGCTAGTATTTCATCTTCGTTTAAAAGACGAACTTCCCCACCCTCAATTTCGATACGTGATCCTGCATAACGTGCAAAGACCACCCAATCACCAACCTTGCACCACGGACCATTGGGATATCTCTCTTTATCCTTGTAACAAGCGTCCCCCATCGCAATAACGTTTCCGCACTGTGATGCAACTTGTTGTCTGTCTATAGTTTCTGATCCGATTAAAAGACCTGCATCAGTTTTCTCTTTCATTCTGAAAGGTAAAACTAATAGACGCCAACCGGTAGGTTTAGGTAATTTTGTAGTTTCTTTTGTGACTTCTTTTTTAGGTTCTGATTTTTTTAATCCAACTAATTCCTTATTTGGAAGGTGAATCTTTGAGACCTCGCTTGAGGTCGATAACGGTTCCTGATTTGCCATTTAGCTCCTTATCATGTTGCAGGTTAGAGATTTCCTGTCGCACTGATTCCAGTGCATTAATTTGTCCTATTATATACTTATATGTTTCCATGTTGTCAACCCCTCCAGACGTAACCGAGATTGCCAATTGATTGATGCGTCTTTCTAGTGCTTTTTGAAGTTTATAAACGATATGTTCTGCTTCCATACTATATTACACCTACTGCTCTTAGGCAGTCAGGGCAATTCTTTCTAAATCTTAAATGAGAGCTGCAGTGTTGAACTGTTTCTTTTGGTTCTTCTGAATCATAAATTTTATTTAAATCTACTTCTTCAATAGCTTCTTCTTCTTTGCTTCCAAATAGGAAGTTCCATATTTTCTTTAAAATTTTCATTACTTGATTTGACAGCCTACTTTTTTACCTTTAAGGACTACACCACCAGAACCATAACCAGA